TAGAGAAGCATGTATTCTCCCATGATGAATTTATTACTAAATGTGATGATACACCAGTTCTAATGTGGACACACAATCAACAAGTAGTTATGCACACAAATATGCAATTTAGAGAACCAGTTTATAACGAATGTGAAGATGGAATAGATCGTAAAGTGCAATATTATGCACTATACGGTTTCAAAGTAGATGATTCATATAAACGAGACGGAGAGTGTGGTTCTATGATTGCGTCAGCAAAAGTTGGCATGCCACCAAAATGGGTTGGTTTTTATGCGGCGAGTGCAGGTAGAGAACATTTTTGTACTACAATTTGGCGTGAACAAATTCAGTTGGCAGAAAATTATGCAAAACCACAAATTGTAACACATTGTAAAAGTGTTAAAGAAATAGATTGCATGTCACAAACAGATCCTTGGCTTGATCTAATATTTCCTGGGAAACAAATAGATTCACCAACCGGAGGAGCGACTGATTTTGTTGGTAAATATTGTGAAGTGACTAAGCCAATTTCAAATAGTAATCTAAATCACTGGCGGTTATCTCCATTTGCAGATAATTTTGAAGAACGTGTACAACCAGCGCCATTATCAGTAAACGATGAAAGAATAGTTGAACCTTTACCAACTAATTTAGAGGGTAAACCTTCTTTATTAGCAGTTTTGAACTCTACTATTTCACAACCGATTCCTGAAAATGATGATAGTTTGCTTGAGTTTTGTGCTAAACAAATCGAAGATGAGTATTTCACAGTATTAGATATTAAAGACACTCCAGAAACAATAAATGAGGTGATAGAGTTAGCTATTAATGGACGTGAGGGTAACGAGTATGTTACTGGAATAGAAATTAATAAAGCTGCAGGATTACCTTATGCGACTTTTGGAGCACAACTAAAATCTGATATGATTGAAATTGATTCTCAAACAGGAAAACGTCGAATAAAACCTAACAATTTTGGTAAAGCGTTGAAAGCTAGAGTCACTTATAAATTAAACAGAGCATCGAAAGGAGTTAGAGTAATATCTTTTAGTAATGCAAAGCTAAAAGATGCTGCTATAAAGTTGGACTATGTTAAGAAAGGAAGAGGTAGAATCTTTCATAGTATAGCTCTTGATAAAATTATATGTGATTTAGGCTTATTTGGTAATTTTAAAGAAGCTTACACGCGTGCAAAGTTAAAAGTTGAAAGTGCTTTAACATTAAATACACATTCAATGGGGGTAGTAAGTATCGTCGAACATCTATTAAAACATAAAAATTTCACTGATGCTGATTTCACGAATTTCGATCAGCGACTAGCACGTAACCTTCTGTTACGTGTTGGGGATATTCAATGTAATATTATTAAAAAGAAGAATCCTCGAGATGTATGGGATACAGCTAGACGTATACTTATTTTAGAACAAGTTGATACGTTGGTTGTTGAGTATCAAGATATTACATTAACGCATCGAGGTAATAAGAGTGGTGAAGTAAAAACAACAATTGATAATAATATGGCAAGAGAGCTGGCTGATTATTATTGCTGGTGTAAGATAATTTTAAAAGAAAGAGATCTCAATTTGGAAAATATACGTGAAATTACACTCGAGAGATATAGAGAAAATAGATCTGCAATTGGTTTTGGTGATGATGAAGTTGAGGCTATTTCAGATGATATTATCTCCGAATATAACTTTGAAACTAAGAAAATCGAATTAGAGAAACTCGGTATGGTCGTTACTCCTGGTAACAAAAGCAAAAATATAATGAAAGTCACTCCGTTTAATGAATTAACGTTCTTAAAAAGAAAATTTGTTTTTCAACATGGTATGTGGACTATGCCTTTAGATGTTAAAAGTTTAGAGGCACCATTTGTTTGGACTAAAATCCATGATCATGATTTGGACATATGGTATGAATTAGTAAAGGATAGATTGTATGAAGCACTTCTACATGGAGAAGAGTATTTTGATAATTTTCGTAGAAAATTAGAGAAATGTTCTGATTCGAGATTGTATAAAAAGATTTATCCTTTGATAATTCAAACATATGATACTGTACTTGTACAGTATAAGAAAAATTATTATGAGCATTAGAACAGATATTTTTAACAACCATACCACTCTCTTAGGTATCTTAGATGAGGAAGGTGTATCTGAAAATAATAATCGTTTTTCAGATGTGGAGAAAGGAATCTCACAACTTGAGAGTCGCACATTACAAACTCAGACACAACTTGTTGATTTATCAACTATTGTAGCTAAAAATCGTGCTGATTTTAATAGTTTTGAATTGAAGATTAAAGATATTCTTACTTCTTTAGAAGAAGGAATATCGGAGGCAAAATCTTTAGCTACAGGAGCTGATAATAAAGCAACAGGAGCTGTTGAAACCGTAAATACGATTTTAGATACAGTCCATCAATTAGATAACAAGGTTTCAAGTTTAACTGAAAATTTAATAAATGCGAATGTTGA